CGCAGCTGTGGCAGTTCTAGTTAAACCACCAATCATATGTATTAAACCGAAACCATAGAAACCAGTTCCTGGTAAAAATTTAAATTGTACAAAGTAATTTATTTTTTTTCTTAAAGGATCTTGAGGATTGTAATTTCTTCTAATAGATAAAACTTTTTGACCTGCTTGAGAAACTGTTACAACATAAGGAAGTTTAATTCCTGTTGGTTCACCGTCTTCACCCATATCTTCATAACCTTCTAAATCTAAATTAGTATGAACTTCATAAAGAGTATATTGATCTTCTTGACCATCTTTAGAAATACCTTCAAGTTCTAATTTTTTATCTTCTAATTGATTTTGAGTTACAGGTGGATCACCTAATTCTATATCTCTGTAAAAACCATTTACTTGTTGTTTTCTTAATTCGTTTTCAGAAATTTTAATAACGTGGATAACTGCTTCCGCATCTTCTAAAGAGTTTGCAGAATAAGGTACAATTAAATCATCTGCGGGTACAAATTTAGAAACCGCCCTACCTAAAAGAGAGTCATAATAAACTTTCTTAAAGGTAGATCCGGATAGAGGGAGGTAGAAAAGCATTTGATCAAACTCGGGTTCATATTCTTTCATCTGATCCATAATTTGATAATTCATAAAATCTTTTACACGTTTAGATTGTTCTTCTTTAGCAACATCAACAGCTCCCATAATTTGAGTTCTAACGGGACCATCTGATGGTAATAATTCTTTGTAAGCTTGTGCTTGAAATTGTGTAACCGCTTCAGCAAGTACAGGATGATTAACACCTGATGCACCTCTGAAAGGTTCTGTTCTTCTTTCGTATTTAAATCCTAAAAGATCTAAACCGTTTCTGTAAGTATCTTCCCAATCACCTCTGGATTCTTTGTATTCGTTGTAATGATCCACCATTTTATTTCCTAATGGTGATAAAATTTCTTCACCTAAAAAGTCTGCTAGGTTTTCAAAATGGTCTTGGCCACCTTCTTCTGTTATAGCTCTAGGGTCAAATGCAATTTCTGCACCACCCTCTTCATCCATTGTAACTTCAACATTACCTTGTTGATTTTTCTTTTCAATGATCTCATCTCTCTCTTGAATTAATTCCTCTTGCTTTGGAACTTCAACAACTGTTTCGGTAACGTTTGGAACTGGTTTATCTATTGCCATTATATTTTCTCTTTAATTGTTATTGATTCAACACCTTCTTCTACTATCTTACCAGGTGCTTTTGCTTTTGTCAATTTGGGTTCACCTACTTTGACTTCCATAGGATTCTCAAGATCCCATTGTAGTAACTCTGCTTGAGTAGCTTTTTCACCGGTTTCGATGTTTACAAAGCCTATCATATTGTCATATTTTATATTTAACATTATCTTTTCCTCTTGAACATCGTAGCGAGGCCAACGGATCCACCGTCCTTTAAATCATAACTTAAAGAGTCTGTTGCAAAATCTCCTCTTTGATTAGCTGTTGTTGCTCCTACATCACCTTTACCTGTATAAGATCCACCTGGTCCTAAATTTAAAGATTCATCTCTTCCACCACCAGATCCATAATCTATATATCCCATTTTATCTATTTCTCTTTGTGCAGCCGCTAATGCTTTTTCTTTTTCAATTCTTTCAAGTTCTTTTAATCCAAGTTCTTTTGAATTTAAAATTATTCCTTTAGCAAGATTAATATTTCGAAGATCTCTTACTAAATTAGTTTGTTTACCCATTGTTTTATTAAAACCTTTATTTCCTTTATAAGTTCCATCAATGATGTCTTCAATTTCTTCTACAGTGAAACCATATTTATCAGTTAAGGTTTGAGTAATACTATCTGTTCTTTTATCAAAAGTATCTGCATCCATTTGATTTAAATTATATCCAGACATAACACCACCAACAGTTCCGTAGTCACCTTGTATTCTGCCTATGTTATCAACTCCTATACCTAGGTTAGCTGCAATGTTTTCATTAATAGCTCTTTGATTAGTTGGTAATATACTATTAAGTCCTGAAGCTAACATTTTTGCACCACCCATAAGAGGAGCCTTTGCAAAGGTAAGTGCAGTGCCTAATGTATTTGCAAATTTATTATTTGTTAATTGATCTACTGCTCCAGTAAACATTGAACCTATTTTTGTACCACCAATTTTATTTTTAATATTTTCCATTATACCTGGTTGATATACGCCTACTTGATTACTTGTGTCAGTTGGCATATCACCATAGTAAGCACCACTTAAAGATGCTTCATTTGCAAACGGATCATTAATGCCCATTGATGTTAATTGTTGATTTCTTTGTAATGCTTCAAACGCTGGCATCACACTTGGATCTTGTCTAAAAGATTGTAATGTATTTGAATTATTTCCACCATCTCCACCTTGATTAATTATATTTTTTGTTGTGTTAGTAAGAGGTGTATCTGATGCTGGTGTTGAACCTGATCCATATAAACCTTGAGCTGATAATGCATCAGCAATCTGTTGGTCTGTAAAACCATAACTGTTCATAGAATTGTAAATAGATAATGCTTGTCCTGTTAACGGATCGCCGCCCATAAATAATCCAACTCGACCGCCGTCTGCAAATCTTTGATTATAAGTTACTAATCCTAAATCATTTATTGCTTCATCTTGTGAAGTATATTTTTTTCCACTTATAGGATCAGTTAAATAATAAGATTCTTCTTGAGCTTTTTGAGCTGCTAAAACTCTATCTCTAATAGCATTTTGTTCAGCAAGACTTTTCATTGAACCATCCGCCATATTAGGTAGCATTTGAGATTCAAGCATTCCAGTTAATGAATCTGTTGGAGGTGCATAAGATGTAGTGTTTAACATTTGATTAGCCATTGCATCTAAAATTTTATCTCTATCAGCACTTCGATAATACATCATAGCATCTGGATTAGTACCACTACCACTTCGACCAAATGTATTTGGTCCTATTCCTGTAACATTTTGATTTTTAAAAAAAGTATTATAAATATTTTCAATGCCTCTTGCTTGAGGTTTAGCTCTTGCAGCTTCATTTAACATTTGAGCTGCTTGGTTTCTTGCGTATCTTCTAGCGTCTGCTTGTTGTTGGCCAGTTGTTCCTGCACTTACACTTTGTAAAGCGTTTGTATAATCTTGAGTTGTGGCTCTTGAATCAAAAGTTCGTCCACCTGTTTGATATTCTTCTCTCTTGGGTTCAAATAAAACTTCTATGCCAATCGATCCGCCGTCCGCTTTGTAATCTACACCACCCATTCGATCAATGTATTGTGTTAACGTTTCTCCCGGCTCTACTAAAATTCCGTTTTCGTAATCGTCTATAAGTTGTGCATAACTGTTATCAGCCATTAATAGTATTCCCTATCTATTCGCGGTAATGGGTCTTCTTTGTAATCATCAGGCAAGCTTACAAAACCTCCCTGTCTAAAACGCATTATCGCTTGTGTTGTACTGTCCACCAAATCATCGTGATCTCCATAAGGAAATGATGCACACTCTTCTACCACTTCTTCTGCGAACTCTTCGTCCGGCGCCCAAATCATCCCTGACTCAAATAAGGGAGCGACAGCGTTAACCCTAGAATGTTTATCTTGACCTTTACTAGGATTGAAATTTATAACAGGTATCCCCATTTTTCGCAACTCATAAGTTAAAGGCATTCCAGAGGCTTTACCCTCAATAATAATTGTATCAGGATTCCAATACTTATATTGTTCGAAAGCTTCTTTACGAAGTTCTGGAAATTCCAATCTTTCTTTAAATGCATCTAATAATATTAGATTAGCAGGAGAATCCTCATCAGGATAAAATACGCCCCACGTTGTAATAGCAGAATAGTCTGCTGTTTCTTTTTTAGAAAAGGCGGTGTCATAACTTTGAATGATATGTTGTAAAGTTGGAATATTAGGTTTATCCCAAACTTTCCACCACTCACGTTTAATTAATGATCCTTCTTCTGATGTTGGGTTTTGCATCCATTGTGCATTCCACTTTCCAACAGAGATAGAAGCTTTAACTCCTTCAAGTTCATCTTTCTTCCAATATTCTGGCCACACTGGTTTACCTGATGGCATAATTGCTGGGAACTCAATGATTTCCCATTTGTCAGCTTTCAAATTTTTTTGTGCATTAATAAGTTTAGAAGTTAGATCTTTGGTACTCCATCTTGTCATAACTAAAACAATAGCTCCACCTGGCTGCAAACGTTGTCTTGGTCCTGATGTATACCATTCGTAAGCACGATCCAGCGCTTCGGGATTCATTGCATCTTGCTCAGAGTGTGGGTCATCGATGATAAGTAAATCCGCTCCACGGCCCGTTATCGCCGATCCAACACCGGCTGCGTAGTATTCACCACCTTGTTCTGTTTCCCATTTGCCCGCGGCTTGCGAATCTTCTCTGAGTCTTGTATCAAAAACTTTTTTATATTCTGGAGAGTCCATTAAAGTCTTTGCTTTACGACCGAATCGTATAGCGAGCTCCGTGGTGTGGGTTGATTGGATTATTTTTAAATTAGGTTTACGACCTACCATCCAGGCAGGAAGTAAGAAAGATGCAAACTCAGACTTGGTATGTCTTGGCGGCATATTAATAATTAGTCTTTTGATTTTACCATTTGCAAGTTTATTAAACTTATCAGCAATTTCTTTATGGTGTCTTCCTTCTATGAATTCTGGCCACATTTCTTTTACGAATGCCATAAAATTTTTTGAAATTTTTTCGATCTTATCTTTCTTTTGATAAGCTTTTTTTAGTCTGTTTAAATGTTGAAGTTCTTCATAACTGAGAAGCTCTGTGAATTCTGCTCTGAAGCATTTTAAAATATCAGGTTCCATAAAATTTTTTGCAGAATTTTTTAGGTTCTGTTTTCCTCTCGTTTCAAATTTATCCTGTTTCTATGAGTAAATCAAACAGTAAAGGTATAATGTTTTAGGATTCCTGGTCAATCAGGGTGGGTGGGCCCGGAGTTTTCAAGCACAACCTGAAATCGCCTGGGACCCCTCGGGGTGGGTGGGCCCAAAGTTCACGAGCTATGCAGTTTATGCAAGGGGGTATGGGATTAATCCCATACCCTAAATG